GTTTGCATATTAGTATCTGTGTTGTCCTACTGTGATTGCATATCTACCTTTAGTTGTTGCCTTTTGAGTTAGTTTCATCATCCCAACATATCTAAGTGCGTCTAAAAGATGGTCTAATCCCCCTTCTGGTATATCTGTCACATAACCATGTTTGTCAGTTGAATATTGATATGCATACATTTCGTTTATTAAATTCTGTGATGTCTTTAATATATGTATGTTATAGTTTTGTAATGTTGATATACCAAATCTAATAGAGTCAGGTCCTTTAGTTACTGACTTTGCATTAAATCCCATTCTGTATAACTCTTCTACGCTTCTGGGTTCTGAACTATCACACCATATCTCATAAGACTTATCAATTTCTTTTTTACTTAATTTGTCAGCAATGTCTTTCATCACTAATCCTTTTTCATATAGGACTTCTTCAACATATAAGTCATTTCCATTCTTATATACTGCAACTACTGCAGTTGGGTCATTACTATAACCCCAGTCTAAACCAAACGCAACAAACTCTGCCTCAAAGTCATCAACAATATTAAACTTATAGATTGCCTTTTCATTTGGTGCAAACTCACCTTTACCATAGATTTTCCAATACTTAGGATTCTTAAACTCTAAGTCTTCAATTGCCTTAATCATTTCCTTTGGCAAGAATGTATTATCTTTATATGTTGTCACAAACCTTTCACAATCTCCCATCTGTCTTAACCAATGAAATGGGGATATAGTAGGATTGTATGCAAGTATTATTCTACCTGTTGTTCTTATACTCAACTGAAAATAACTTTCTTCATCAATCTCACTTGCTTCATCTATAAAAAGAATGTCGGATTTAATACCTCTTAACTTCTCTGCATCATCTGTTGAAATAAATTGTATTGTTGAATCAAAGTATTTCCATATTCTATCAGTTGAATTATAATCATCTTCATTCCAAATATCCAATCTCTTAAGTATATCAGTAAAATCTTTGATTACAGTTCTCTTTAATGATGGAATAGTTTTTCTTACAACTGTCACATTTAATCCATCCTTAGAAATCATCTGAACTAATAACCATTGTAGGATTGCATATGTTTTACCACTTCTAGTTCCACCTATATGTTGAGTGACTCTACTATTTGCATTCTCTATATGTCCGTATGTTATTGTTGTTTGTATATCAATTGCTTCCGGCATCTTTACTTTGTGTTATGTTTACTGCAATCTGATGTATCTTTTGTTCTATCTCTGCTCTCATTTCTGTTCTGCTCAGTTTAGGTAAATTAAATTCTAATAACTTAATACTCAAATCAACTGCAGCCTTCGGGTCTTCTTTCATCAACTTATCCATTATTGTTGGCAAATCATCCAATACTCTATTTGTTGCACGAGCAATAGATAACTTCATTTGTTCTGTGCTTCTATTAACTGCACCTACTGGTCTTCCCTTTGCTAACTTATGTCCTTTTTGAAATGGCATATATTAAATCTATATTATTTAAATGTGTTTATACTAATAATAACACCACTTAGTTTATTTTGTAGTATATACCTCAAATAGAATAGATAATCCAATAGTGAGAAGATATGCAATAATGAGTGGATATATTGGGTCTATCTCTTTATTCTTCTTTGTTATCTTCATTTCCTTTTTTAATAATCTCATCAAATCTTTTTTCAATCTCTTGTAATTCTTCTTTAGTGAACATACCTTTCATCAATTCTGCAAGGTCACTAATTTGTTCATTCATTTTTTCTTCGTTTGTCATATTGTTGTTTTTGTAGTTCCTTTAGGATTTGAACCTAAACTGACACAGTCAAAGTGTGTTGTGCTACCATTACACTAAGGAACATTGTTATTGTGATATCAATTCGTATGCATACATTCCAACTGCATTACCTTTATTGTCCAAAATGATTAACATACCACCATCTTTATTTCCTCTATGAATAATCTCTTTATCTCTTATCCATGTCCAATCAAAATTAAAATGTGCATAGTTATAGTCAATTCTACTCTTCATAATAGTTTCTAGTGTCTGGATAGTCAGTTTGAGTCATTGTCTTTGATTTAGCCTTTGTTTTCTTTACTGTTTCATCATCTCTTCTGTCCAAAATCCATTCCCATACTCCGTTATGCATTATCTCTTCTAATTGTTTTGCATAATGTTTTCGTCTTTCTTCTTTAGTCTTACATTGATTCAATTCTCTTTTAATCCTATCAAATCTTTTTCTATTTTCAAAACTACGGGTGTCAAATGGATATGGTTTCTTAAAAGGTAATCCTGCAAACTTTCCAGTTGGTATAATTCCTTCACCATACTTTTCCTTTGCATTATCATATATCTTTCTTGCAACACACTTTCTACATTGGTAAACAGGTTTATGTGTATGAAAATCAGTATCACATACATTACATTTCCTTATTTCTCCATTTACTCTATCAAATCTTTTTTGCTTAATGAACATAACTTATTTAAATGGATTATCCAATGTTGATTCCAAATACTTTCTAATCTTGCGCACAGAAATAAAAGTTGTTGATTTACTAATTCCTATCTTCTTTGCAACTTCATCTAATGTGTCCTCTGACATCCAATACAATTCAAAAATACGGGCTTGTGGCCACATCTTTGTCACTTTTAACTTTTGTAATTCAGACATTACTTCTTCATGTGCCTGTTGCAATTGTAAATCCCATTCGTAATCATAAGGTATATCTTCTTCTGTATCTGGCATCTCTTCTATTAAGATAGTCTGATTTAATTTCTTTACCTTATTCATAAATCTACTATGTAAAAACTTATTACAATAAAATAGATTGTAACTATCACCCCACCATATCTTAGGATTACATTTTAAATGCAAATATTCAAATAATTCACTACAAAGGTCTTCTGCTTCTTCTTGATTCTTTGTAATCTTTTTTGCTTCATTAACTAACCAACCATTATGTGTGTTATATAGATTAGTCAATCTTTGATTACATTCCAATTGTAAACTACCTGAGTCTATCATTATTTATCTTTTACATAATCATGAAGAAAGTCAACTGCTCTTTTCCAATGATGTCCACTACTTCCACAAAGACATGGACGAGGTTCATTCTCACCTCTTATATGATTAAATGTATTCCAAACATAAAATGCTTTATCTTCTGGCAATCTTGTCTTAATTTGACTCAATACACCTTTCAATTCTTGTAATTGTTCTTCTGTTAATTCCATATTACTTATTTAAGGTTTTCAACTTTGGTAATTTTAACTCTGCTGGTTTTGGTTGTTGAGGTTGTTCTCTTTCAATCGGATTTTCCAAATTTAAAAATGGTTTCAATTGTTCAATGTTTGGGTGGCTGCCTGGGAATGCAATCGCCATACTTGCTAAAATCAATACCATATCATTTACGGATTGCATCTTTGTGAAATCAACCATATAGATTGAGTTTGGATTTACTTCTTTTTTCTGTTCTGTTCCTGCTAAGGAGAATGTTGTTTTTTCCATTTTTATTTTTGTTTTTATAATTTAATTCCATCTGGACATCCAAACAATTCGTTAAGATAAATCTGTCTTTCTAAACATCCACATGATTGTTTATTGAATATTTTAATTGCAATCCATCCAGCGATATCTTTTGCTCTACCTAAGAATAAGATATCTAAGATTGCTGACACTATGTTTCCTACTTTTATTATGCACATATTTTAATTATTTATATTGAAAGTAATAAGCACCAGCTCTTCTTTGTTTTCCACTTAACACATTATTTAAGTTTGTTACACCAAGTTTTTTCTGAGCTTGTCTTGTTGATTTAAATTCACAAATGTATTCTTTAGTTTTGTAATCATAACATAATACAGGTCTACTATTACCAATCTTGTTAGACTTTAATAGTTTTATTCTTTTCTTTGCACCTGCAATTGCATTCTTAGCTAACTTTTCTTGGTCAGTTTCCAATCCATACTTCTTCTGTATTTTACATTGGAATTGAAACGCTTTCTTTTTGAAGTCTGCTGTTTTTACATTGAATTTTCTAATAATAACTAATTCAATATCTTTTCTACCTGTGAAATGTCCTTGACTGTTTTTGTGTCTACTTAATCTAATAATAGGGTTTGAACATTCTCCAACATATAATACATTATTATTGGAATCAATTATTTTGTAGACATAGTGCCACGTTGCCTTTTTCATAATTTAGTTTTTGTTAATAATTGTAATATAAGATAAATTCCTGATATTACCAAATCTATTTGATATAAATATATAAATTCCAAAGTAAACGCAAAAAAGAACCCTGGTCAGATTTGGCACGTCACTGACACAGGGTTAAGTATGTTAAATAGGACACTCTATAATAATTAGCTAAACAGCGATAGAGTATTGATTAAGTCCTACTTTATAATAACACACAATTTTTTATTTATATTTAATTCTTATAAATTTATTTTTTACTTTATCAGTTTTTATTAGTGCTTTACTTTTTAGAAGTTACGACTTTTTTCTGATATTTCCAAATTATTCTTAAACTATTTTTAAATTATTTTTTGAACTTAATCACTGCTGCAACTGTTTTCGTTTATGCAGTAGATTTTGTTCAGTGTTGAATACACTTATTCCATAAGGTAACTATACTCTTCATAAACTATTTAACTATCCTTTAGTCGTATGTTATGAAGGATTACCCAGAATAAGTAGAAGTTTCATGCAGTGAGTTTCATCCCAGCGTTGTTTCCACTTTGAACTTTCGTTCAGTAATGATTTCCACATTACATTCCACTTACTTTGATTAAGCACCCATTGTGGGTTTAACACATATCACTTATCATTTCGGATAAGGGTAGTAAGTTACCTATATCACTAAATATACAAAAACTTTTCAAAACCACCAAATTCTAAAGAAATTATTTTATTTGGTAGTTTAAGTTATTTTTCGTATATTGTATTATATCAAAATTAAAAGTTATGTTTGTAGTTTATAAGTTAGTCAACTCTAAAAATGAAATTGAATATATTGGGCATACTTCAAATATGATAAAAAGATTTAGAGTGCATAAATGTAAAAATGGAAAGTTTCATAATCGTAAAGATATATCTTATGAAATTATAAAATCAGGATTTCGTAAAAAAGAAAGAGCAATTGATTTTGAATGTAAATTGCAAAAGAAATTAGGTTTTGAAACTGATAGAGAAAAAATTAGTAGAAATATGAAAGAAGTGCAAAAAATAACTACTGAACAAAAAAGAATACCAATTGCTCAATATGACTTAAATGGTAATTTTATCAAAAAATACCCATCTATTTTAGCAGCTGAAAAAGAGCTAAAAATTAGGACAATTTGGAATGTCGTAAATGGACACCAAAAATCAACGAAAAACTTCGTATTTATACCCTTAGAAAATCTCTAAAAAAACCCCCTTTTTGTTAGAAAATCTCTAATTTTGGTGCAACTAACTGGTTCCCAGACCGTTATATATGGGTTTTTTCACGATATTTAACCCCTTCATTATCAATCGCTTATGAAAACCTCAATATATGAGGTTTTTTTATATATGTAGTGTGTTGATTCCCAATAAAAACTTTCAAAAATAGTTCCAAAAAGAGCACCAAAATCCACGAAATTGTCGTATCTTTGGTATATCACCAACCAATTAAGGTATGTGTGTATATTAAAATTTAAACTTTAAAACAAAGAATTATGACAAAAGAGATTTACATTGGAACTCGTAGTGATTTTAACACAATGGAAAAACTAATAAAAAAACCATTGGGTAGATTAAATCAGGGATTAGCAGAAAGTTTAAGAACCGCTGCATTATCAAAAGGTATTAAAAAAACTGAACAAAAAAAGAGATTGGAGTTTTATTCAATAACTGAAATTGATTTGAAAAAACTAAATGATAAAGCAAGTCCTTTAGTTAAAGTAGATAAAACTAAAATGATTTCTGCTTTAAATAAGGTAAATGGAAAATATACACAAAGAATGGATTACAAAACTGCAGAAAAGTATAAAAAAGAACTTTCTACTGCTATGAGTAAGTGTATAGAAATTGTAGGTAAAGATAAAAATACTCGTAAAAAACCAAAAACATTTACAGGAACAAATCCATACAAAGTTGGTGATTGGATTAAATTATATTCAGGTTATAGTATTAAGAGTGTAGTAAGAATATGGAAGATTACACCAAAGGGATACTATATAGAATCTCCAATTATGACAAATGTTTATGGTGATAAAATTCCTGTGGTTAGCAACATAAAATATGCAAAAATGCATTTTAAGAATGTAAATGGATATGAACAATTTGGTGAGCATGATTTTACAATCCCATTTAAAGGTAATGAAGATAGAATGATATTTGAACAATCAAACATTCTACACCGATTGACAAAAAATGACATGAAATATATCAAAGAATATGGACATCCATTAAATATAATTAAAGACAATAAAGAAAAAGGATATAACTCACAACTAATGTTTAACTAATAAAACTTAAAATTTAAAACAAACAATTATGACAACAAACAATTTACAAAACGGAATTAGAGAAGTAGTGTTTATTCACGAAAGAGGACACGAAGTGTTAATGATTAAAGAAAAATGGGACTTACGAGAAGTTAGAATGATGGCTGGTGATAATAGTTTAACTCTTGTAGATAGACCTGTATTCAAATCAAATAATGGAGATTGGACAATAAAAGAAATGGAGAAATTATCTAATGTGGTTGTATTTGAAGAAAAAGCTAAAGTTTCAACTAGAACAGGTAATGAAACATTTAAGAATGAGGGATTGGCAGTTTATGATACTCTTGCAGGTATGATTAAGTTTGGTGATACAAAAGAGAAAGAAATTGCTAAGTCAATCTTTGAAAAGATGTTTCCAAAATTATCAATTAACAATGTTTATTCACATTTAATATAAAATAAAAGTTATGACACAAGAGTTAAAAACAACAAAGAAAAAGAATATTCATATGGAAAAGTATGCACTACTAATGATACCAAAAGATGTGCATGCTATTCTAAAAGCTTATTGTAATGAACATGGATATAAGATGGCTGGATTAGTATCCAACTTAATTAAAAAACAATGTAAATAAAACTTAATACAAAGTGTATGATACATCCTTTAGAATGGGCACTAATCATTGTGGTTAGTGTCCTTTTATTTAGAAAACAAATTATAAAATTATTAAAAACAAAATAGTATGAAAGTAATAACAACATCGGGTAAACAATTTAACATAGATTTTCAAAGTGAAAATGGTTATCAACAAATGAGAGATATGCATGTATATCTACAATCAAAAGGATTTTTCAAAGAAATTGAAAGTGATGAAGATAAGTTAAAAGATATGATTGACTCATCATTAGTTCCAAACTTTCCAACAATTGATAGAGATGTTATTGAAATGGTTTCTAAACATTATCTTAATCAATTAAATCAAAAAAAGGAGTGGGGAGAGATAGATGATATTGATGTTGCAATCCAATTAGGTAAATTGGTTGTGATAGAGTTAGAAGAAAGATGGATATAGGTATTTGTTTGTTCTCATAACTAGCGTTGTCTAAAAAACAACGAACCCCCTTCCTTAATTGGTTGGGGGTTTTCTTTGTTATTTTCCGTATATTCTCCGATTTGGTATATACATACCAATTTCTTATTAAAGTGTCTGGAAATCGGTTATAACCTATTTTCCACCTATTCCTCATTAACCTTGTCCTCTAGACTTCTTAGGTTTTTGAGAATGTTTATTATATGACTTCTTACCATTAGGTTGGCCTGTCTTTCTAGTTCCGAAAGATATTTTAACACTACCATTTGATGATTTACTTTTAGCCATTACTTTAATGTATCTACTTTTAATGTATCAACTAATGTTGTGTCTTGCAAAGTTGAGTCAGTTTTCACTTCGGTTTTTACACCTGTTTCACATCCCCATACTAAAAATGCAATTGCAGTTGCAACTACAAATGCTATTACTATCTTTTGTGTTTTTGTTAATTTTGTCATATTGATTTACCGTATTTACTTTCTGTTAAATAATTTATTTCTATTTGTAATGTATTGATTTGTTTAGATAATTCTAAAACCAATACTCTTAATTCATCTATTTGTCTTTGTTGTGCCTCTACTCTTAACTCTAAATCATAAAGATTTGAGTCAAATTTCTCCTTTCGGAATAAATGCATCATAATTTTTTATTTTAGTTAAAGATAAGACTCAATCTTAGCTATATGTCCATCCATATAACTAACATCGTGTTGCATCATAACCTCTTCATCAATCTCTTCCATTATATCTTTGAAGTCCTCTACTAATATCATTGCCTGTTTTAATTCTTCAGTAGTTGCAATTCCTTTTTGGATTACTTCTTTTTCTATTCGGAATACATTATCTGCTACTTGTGCTGCACTTCTAACCATTCCAACAGTATCCTCATCTAAAGGCATTTGCATTAAATGATTAAATGTTGCAACTGCACCAGGACATAATGTAAAGTTTTTAGTTTTATATCCTAATACATCTATTTCCATTCCTTCTTCTTGCATGTTTTCACCTTCTGGCACACAATTTGGAACCATTCTATCCCCCATTGGTTTAAGTCCTACGGCAATGTAACCGTCCCAACACGCATCTTCTAATGATGGTTCTGCTAATAAGTTGATACCTCTAAACTTTGTATCGTATGCAACTTTAGCCATTACCTTAGATGTAGTGTCTTTTATTTTACTCATTTTATCTTTATCCCAATATGAATAACATATTGCTGCTGCTTGTGATTGTTCATATCCTGCAGATACTTCTTCTCCTATACAACGAGAGATAAAATCTTCTTCTCTTTCTCCTTTCTTTGGATTTACTGGCATACTATTTTGGTTTTTTAGGATGATAAATTTCTACTTCATCTGTTTCTGGATTAACTCTAATTGGCATAATCTTTTAATTTATTGTATATGTTTTACCCTCAAATCTAAATGAGGATATGTTATCGTATGTTAATGTTCTCCATCCTTCTGCAGTATTTGGTGCAACTAAGTTTACCATTCCTTCTTCTTCTTTAGTCATAGATTGGTCAGAATTACTAAAAAACTTTCCCCAATAAACTTCATGTGATGTTCTATGTGTTGGAGGTATTGCAGTTCTCCATTTTACAAACATAGGATTACTTGCTGAACTACTTTCCAACATAGATTTAAATTTACGCATTGATACCGATGGTAATGCAAACTTCTCTATATTCTTTATGTAAGTATTTTGATTCATATTATTTCAATGCTGGTGCAACAATTAAATCTTTTTTGTCTTTCTTTTTTGCAACTTCACCTGGATAAGATGATGTAATAGATGGTTGTGCTTCAGTTTCAGTCAATAGACCTAATTCTCTTAATTTATTTCTACTCCAACCTAAACCTGCTTTTCCACCCCATGCATCATACATAAGTTTCCCGCAGCCTTCGTTATAAGTTGTTGATGTTTCTAAGTCTACTTCATGTCTACTCAAATATGAATACATTCTTTTAATTGTATCTACTGAGATTGGTTCTCCTTTAGCTAATTGATTTGCTCTTTGTTTTCCAACAGGAGTTCCACAACTACCCCAACCATTCTTATCTGCAAACTCCAATGCTCTTTTTGCATTATTCTTTACACCATCTGGATAGTCAGAATAACTTTCCATTTCTATTCTTTGACCTTTACCAAATCTTCTATCTTTTTTAATGATTGCTTTGATTTGTCCTAAGAATATTTCTGCTTCTGCATCTGTTAAATCTTCAATATCTTTTAATAGGATATCTTCTTTAGAAGCGTGAATTAAATTATGAGTAAATAATCCTTCAATGCTGAATCCCTTAACTTTTCCTGTTTTTACATAATCTTGCCAAATCTTAGGGTCAGTTATTTTAAACATTCCCATCCATGCACCTTCAGGGACATTTAACCCGTATGAATTAGATTTGTCCAATTTACCTTCCTTAATCCAAGATTCAACGAGATGAACACCTTTAATACTCATGTCATGTTCCAATGTTGCCTTGTCAGTATACTTTTTCATTAAGTAATTCTGTGCAATCTTCTTTACTGTCTCTTTAGTAAAATAAACATGGTATGGTTGTCCTTCTCCGTCTACTCTTAGAATCTTTTTCTCGGGTATTAAAATTGGCCCTACTAACATTTGTTGCTCTTTATCAGTTGCAGCAAACATTACTTCTTCTTTGTCAAAGAAAATGAAATCACTCTCTATTGCTGGACTCTCTACTAAAGAGATTGCAAATACTTCATCTTCGTTATCTTCTATTTTTAATTCGTATAGCTTCATAGTATAATAACAATAAAATGTTTAAAAATGGTTATCCACCACTAAATGTAGCAGCTCTACTTGTTCTTCTATCCAATGCTTGTTGAGAACTGATTTCTCCACTAACAACATATGCTTTGATAGGTTTTTGTGATGCTGCAAGTGTTTCTCCTATTTGTTGAGTAGGATTCATTCCACCTTGAGTTTGTATTTGTGGTGCAGATATTGTTGGTAATGATGGTGGAGTAGGTGCAGTTGATGCTCCTTCCATACTTGTTCCACTTGTAGATTGAGTTGCACCTTTACCTTTACCTGCAGATAGAATTGCAGCAATCTGTGCAGCTGATGTAACACCAACTGTTGAAATCTGTGCAATACTATTTATTTTTGATGCAGCTTTACCAGCAGTTGCAGCACCTACTGCAGCTTTACCACTTGCTAATTGTGCAGCTGCAATACCTTGCATACCTGGTATGAATGCACTTGCAATACCCATAGCAATTGTTGCATTACCAGCTGCAATTGCTTTGTTATATTCTGCTTGTGCTTGTTTGTTATTCAATATGATACTTCCTATTGCTGCTGCAGCGTTGATTGCAACCTGTGCAACACCAAAAGCTTTTGCTGCATCTGAACCTTCACCAAATACATTTATCAAAGAACCAAAGACAGTTGCAATATTGTTACCTAAATCAACCCATGATTGTGCAATTGCCTGATTTGCTTTAAATGTGAAATCTTGTCTATCCTCATCTAACTTTTTTATCTTTTCATATTGGTCTAATTGGAACTTTGCTAATTCATCTGCTGCTTTCTTTCTATCTTCTGCTTCTTTATCTGCTTTTTCCTTTTCCTTTTGTTTGTATTTTGAATCAATCTCATCTAATGCATTTTGTTGTGCAAGTTTCAATTGTTTTGTATCATCACCATACTTAGTTGCAAGATAAATAAGATTTGAATAATGTTCATTTACTTTAAATTCTTCTTTCTCTCTTTCAGAAAGTAATTCTAACATTGCTTCTTTCTGACCATCAACTAATTCTTTTAATTCAGCTTCTCTTTGTTGTTTTGCTTTCTCTGCAGCCTCATCTCTATCTTTCTTTTGTTTATCTAAGTTTTCTTTTTGAGTTTTAGTCATTTTCTTTTGACCTGCCTCAAATCTTGTCACTGCTGCATCGTAGTTATCACTAAATGATGTTACTGATGATTTAGCATCTTCCCATGCACCTTTGAAATCTCCTTTGAATAATTTAACAACTGCACCACCTAATTTACCTAATGATTGGAATACTGCAGTTACTGCTGAATAAACTACTTTGAATGATTTTGTTACATAAGGCATTACATTTAATGCTAATTCAATAAATCCGTCAATCAAAGGTTCTAATGCACCTAATATACCATTCAATGCCTGTTCAAACATAATAAGGATAGGTTCAAACTTTTTCATTGTCTCTTCAGACTTTGATAATGCTGCAACAAATCCTCCAATTAAAGATACAATAAGTCCTATTACAGATGCTTTCAATGCTGCATTAAAAGAAGAGAATGTTTTTTCTGCACTTCTAATTGCCTTACCAAATTGACCTAATGGACCTGATGCATTCTCTAAATACCCTGCAAAGTCATCAGATGTAGCAGCTGCATCTTTAATAGCATCATCCATATCTCTAATTTGTTGAGATATTCTTTTAAAATCTTCACTACCAGCAGCAGTTTCTCTTAATTCTTTTTTAAGTGCTTTAAGATTGGCAATAGTAGGTGCAAGATTTGCTTCTACATCAACTTTTACTTTTACTTTCTTTTCGGCCATAATCTTCTTTTAATATTGTTAACTAAATCTTTCCATGTATACGGAATTGCATATTTACCTTTAGCTATATCAATAGTTTCAGTATGTCCATAGAATTTATTTGTTTGCAGTAAATCTATTATATTCTTCATCATAATGTAATAACATTTTTTTTGTTAAAAGTCAGTGATTACTTACCATCCAATACATCAGGAATAACTGGTCCTAATAATTGTAAATCACATTCACCTGTTTTAAGAGAATAGTTATTGATTGCTCTTAAATGCCAGTAGTTTCCTCTGAAATTAACAATATCATTCAAAGACATTTTAAAATAATCTCCTAAAGGAATAATTGCTTTACAATTCAATACTCTTGTAATTGGGTCATATAAAAATGAAATATACTTTTCCCAATATGTAGTGTAAAGATTTTCAGTTGGTAATTGTCCGTATGCTGGTGCTTCGTTATTAAAAAGTAATGAACGAGAATCAGTTGTTGGAAAACTACCAGTTACTACATTATAATTATCAAAATAAGGAAATGCATTTTGTGCACGAGCTGCACCATTTTCATCTTGAATATAGTATTGTTCACATTCTACCGTTCCATTAAAAAATAATAAACGAGGTAAAACTCTAGTAGGTGTATAATCTGCTGAGTTGATGTAAGTTGGAATGTATATTGGTATATTTTGACTCATAATATTTTATTTTAACATGTAAATCCTGTTGCTGCACCAACTTCACCTGTTGATGTATTTAAGTTATGAATTGGATTACTTCCACCACCAGTATTTTTAACTATATAAGAATATCCGGTAACAGGTGTCACTCCATATGCATCGTAATACATAATCTTTCCTTGTGCAAATGTTCCATCATTAGTATATAATTGATAGAATGCAGCTTGAGTAAAGTTTCCACAAACTAAACTTGCAGAGTTTACATAAGATACTTTAAATGTTCCTGCTGAGAATTGTGTTGGAGGAGCAGTTCCACCACCAGTTACACTTCCTGATAAACCAGTTCCTGCAATTTGAATCAATGGGTCAGATGCAAATGTTGTTTTAACCTCAAACTTACCTTGTGAATAGAAATTAGTTGTGTCTGTATAATATTGTTTACCAAACTCTCTATTTGCACCTTTTGCAAATTGTTGTGAAATATAATCACCATCTAATGTGTCACCAAAGTTTAATTGATTTACTGCTAGATTATTTGCAGGTATAACTTCTAAACTCTCATCTAAATTGATATATTGATTGAAGTCTAAAACATTTCCTTTATTATACCAATTATTAAATGTTTCAACAATAAAATTATTTGGTTTTGTATTATCAGGATAAATTACTAAATTAAATTTCTTTTGTATACCACTTATCCAATCAACTAATTTAATTCCAGTAGTTCCATAAGGCATATTTGATGGAATGTCTATAACTCTACCATCTGCTGCCTGATTTACTTTCTTAATTTGAATATAAGATTTAGTAGATGCACCTGGGTCTAAAGTTACTGTTGGGTCAGTAGTTGCAAAATATTCATTCATCCATATTTGGAAATAATAAGTTCCAACAGGCACTGAACCAAAATAAAGTGGTGAAATCAACTCAAATGTTTGATTTATACCACCCGTTCTACTTACTGCAGTCTGTCCTAAAAACTGATTCAAAGTAACTAGTGTATTTTCCCCTTGTGGTGTTGAAGAACCGGTGTTAATTAGTCTTACATTGATTTGGCCAGGTAAGTTATTAACCGAACAACTAACATTGAAATTTAGGTTTATAACACCACTTAAATTTGATTGTTTAGTTACAGTATATGCACCATTATTCAAAAATCCACCTCTATCTTCCAATTCATTTCTCCATGGAAGTGTTGTCCATGTATTATTTGAAATAAGAATATCAGTGCTTCCTGTAAGTGCACCTAATTTAATTACACCAAATGTTTCCAAATCAACATTACTATAAACAGGATATTTCAATTGATTATTACAAATCATATAAACATCATCTAACCAACTTTGTTCCCAAAATGAAGATGAGTAAGTATATCCTGCATAATCAAAGATTGCATCCCATACTGCTTTAACTCTAATTGCTGGTTTGTAATCTTGAACAGATAATCCACCTTGTGCATCATCTACTCCAAAGAAATCATCACCAGTTGTGTATTGCCAACCACTACCATAGTCTGCAAATGGATAAACTATATCTCCACTAAATAAACTACCACTCCAACTTGCTTTAATATTGTCGTAAGAAGAAGTGTGATTATATTGTGAAAGAGAAGTTAAGTCTGTTAAATATGCACGATTGATATCTCTACCAAATGAAGAAAGTAAACCATAAATAGTTATCTCATAAGATTCAATAAACTTATTTGCTAATACATTTACTTTATTTAATTGAATGTATCCGTTAGACAAATAAAATCCACCAAAGTCAAAATAACAAGGAACTTTAATGTTCGTTGCAAATAAAAATGGTGATTCAACAGATATGTCATATACATGTTCAAAGAATGCATTATTTACTTTAGTTCCAGGTATTGTAATCTGTCTTGTAAAATCAGAAGGTAAAATACCAATATCAAATATACCTGTCACATTGTTAGATAAGTTAATATCCTCATCTGCAAACAAGTCTAATTGTTGATATGGTGTTCCTGCTAATAGTCTGAATTGAAACCCTTGTGTTGATATAACTCCCATTAGATTATAAGTTTGTATGCCTGTCCGTAATCAAAATCAAATTGATATTGTATTAGTTTGTCTACTACGCCTGTTTTAAATACAATATTTGAAGTTTGCATTGTTAAAGGTCTTACATAGTTGTTTGCTTCATCGTATACCCAATAAATTTCATCAGATACCATCAATTCTTTTAATATATCATTATAAGATTCTGACATCCAAAAAGAGTTTACTTGAATTGCTTGTTTACTATCTACAATATAATTTAATACACCACTATCAGGTTTTGCATAAGATAAAGTTGAACTTTCCCATGTTCCTAATTGTGGTTGATAAGTTTTCTTTTCAGTTTGTAATGATTGTTTGTTTACCATATAGAAATTAAAGAAATCAAACTGACCAAATCTATTTTTCCATTTGATTCTTACATTAGGATATTTTTGTTGACAATCCACAACATATTTAATTGCACTACCTAAAGCAGTTCCTCCATTGAAAGCTCTTACTGTAAAATATTCCATACCTGTCGTAGATAATGGAAATCCACTTTGTAATGGCCCAATTGGATATTGTGCAATTTGACCAGATGTAGAAGTTGTTGCAGATAATGTATAATCAGCACTTCCTAAATTAGATGTATAAACTATCTTAGTTGGTGCAGTAGAACCTGCATCTCCAACATAAACACCTGCAGTTCCGTAATTATCTAAAAATACAGATTGTGTTGCAGGGCCATCAGTCATCAAAGGCCAATGTGGAGTTTTATCGTATACTTGCTGACCAATTGGTTCTTGAAATATACCATAACCATCCAATGCTTTATAAGTTGATGATTTAAGATGACTACCAGTTACATATGAAGTTCCATTATAATATTGTGGATAAAAATCTACTGCAAAATAAATTACATTTGATTTATTTACTTCTGCTAAGTCTGTAAGAGTTGAATTGATAATTCTATTTAAGTCAAAAATACCTACATTTGAAGTGTTAGGATATTTTGTAATTGTATAGTCTGAACTACCAGATGCAGTCATAGACCCTGTCCAATAATACAATTCACCAACATATTGAAATGAAGATGATGAAAGTAATGCAGTGCTAGACTCTGATACCGAAAATATAATCGGTGATTGTGCTAAGTTAACTGACGCTGGAGTTTGTAATAATGATAAAGCCATTATGTATATCGTTTAATATAATAACCACTTTTTCAATAAAAGTATTTGATACTAATATTCAGCTTCCATTTCATCTAACTCTTTTGCAATATTTCCAACTATCAATTTGTCAACCATATCCTCATAATATTGATTTAACATTGCTTCAACAGTTGGGTCATTTAGTGCATTATCAGCAAAAGGTCTTGCAGCCATTTTAGAAGTTCCATCGTTTACAAACTTACCATACTCTGCTCCTTGTGGTGCATAATCTAATTCAATTTCAAACGAATAAGAATCTTTAGTTTTTATCTCCTTTACCATTTTTGCAGGAGTATTTGCATCTTTAACCTTTCTAAGTAAATTACCCGTTTTAATTGCACGAGTAGGTTTTCTTTGAAGATTAAGTTGTGCTAAAGAACTAATCTGTTTTGCTATATCTTGTAATGTAGGCATATTAAATTATTTAAGGATAAGTGCAACATGTTCCACTTTGTCTTATGTTTAATCCAACACAACTACCTAATGCACAACTTCCATTTCTTATACTTCCAGGAACTCCACAAAAAGGACTTGGACTAGAACTACCTCTTTGTGTTACACCATTACAATCAGTATAATCAAAATCATATCTACCACTAAATACATTTACAAATAATGCTTGACATGGACAAGGTGGTGTGTTTGTATTTGATGGAGTTATATCACATCCTATTACAGAACATTGAGTTCCTAAACTACTTGCACTACCTGTTGCAACTGATATGGTAGAACCACTCACACATAAATCAAATGTTCCTGCAACATATGTAGTTGTTGTTGATGTTTCGTTACAAGGTATATAATCTACTTTTGAAATTTTATTTGTATCAGAAGTTACTCTATATGTATTACAATTTGTGCAACCACTATTTGATGATGTAAATGCAGTATCACAAGATTGTGATAATGCAACATAAGTTGCACCTGTTGCTACAACCGGCGTAATACTTCCTGAAAATACTTTTAGACAAGCTACTATATCAAATCCACTTGTTAAAGTTGTTGAACTTGTAAATTGATTATTACATTCTAAGAATGATGCTTGTGCTCCACTTCCTGTGATTGCAAATTCTCTACAACTAAATGCAGCTGCACATCTTGGTATAGTTATTATTACGATACCACCATATCCAATAGTTAGATTGTCAGTTGACCCAATTCTAGATGTTCCACCACTACCCCACGTAGCACTACCTTTACTTCCTCTTTGAGATTGAGCAACTCCTCCTCCACCTGCTCCAACAACTATTGGAGTTCCTGTTAAATTAAATGTTAAACCTGCACCACCATTTGTAACTCTTGTTCCAAAAGCTTGCATAGTTTTTGTTACATTATCACCAGCTGCACCAGCACCTCCTCCACCTGCACCTGCAGTAGCACTAAAATCATTACCAGATGATTCGGTATCACCTCCTTTATTTCCCTGATTTGCGGAATTTAATCCACCAAATCCATTATAAGATGGACTAACACCAGTTTGTCCTGTTGTATTAAATTTACCTCCACCTCCACCACTTGCTGCCGGTAATGGTGTAGAATAAGGCCCAAATTGAGAAGTGCCTGAATATGAACCGGAATATATTGCAACTTGTAAATTATTTGTTACACCACCTTGAACCATCAGTGCACCACCTCCTCCACCATAAGCAGTTATAAATGAAGATGTAAATGGTGTATAAGTAGAATTATTTGGTAACTTAACATATGATGGTTGACCTAAAACACCTGCAGAATTTTGACCAGCTGGTGCAGTTGCTTTACCAATTCCAATTTCAAAACTTCCAGATGATATTGGAAAATTATTATAGTAAACAACACCACCACCACCACCACCACCAGCTCCAAATGGATATGAACTTCCAGCATTCACACCGCTACCTCCTGCACCTACAACTAATAATTTACCTTGGCCTGTTGAGCCACTTAATATATTTAAAGATGCTGTAAATGAAGTAAGAGTTGTGTCATCTATATCACTCATTTCAAATTGATAATAATCCCAATAAATACCACCTGAAATAAAACTTCCGGTAGTTATCAATCCACTACCTGATATAGATGTTGTTGTTGTCGTAAAACAACTGCCTTGTGTTCCAAAAAATGTTACTGGTATATACATAATTATCTCATAGTATTTACAGCCACACCATATACAAATGATGCGTCGTATGTTTGGAATGAAATTATATCTACTGCACTTCCTGATGGAGTTGCTATATATGGAAACGCTTGTGGGAATCTAACATTCGGTGAGAATGATACAGTTCCATATGAACCAACTGGTTGTGTTACTCTAAGTGATATAGTTTGTCCATCTGTAGCACCACTTGCAGAAATATGTGTATTGCTTCCTGAAGCCAATGTAATTGTAAAGAAATTAGCTTTTGATAAATCCATACTTGCAGTTTGTGAACTTATAGATAATGATATAACACTACCTTCAACACTACCTGAAAATATTTGATTACCTATAAAATAATTGGAACCGGTAGTTGCATAACTTCCTGTAAATGATGCTAATTGATTTATTCTTACAGTTTGTGCATTATCAGTAACTGCAATTGACGCAGATACATCCAATAATGATGAACTAATAGATGCAGTAAATGCATTAAAAGATGAAGTAAATACTTTTTGGTCTATTTGACTTTGTAAGAATGATGCAGTTACACTCATCTCACCTTCAATCAAAGAACGAGTTGCAGTTAATTCTGCTTGAGTTGCAAAATTAGTTTGTATAGATGAACTCCATGCTTCTAATTCGTCTAATCTAAAATCAACCGATGTAGAGAATGGCCCTTCTAAAAAGTCTAATCTACTATCAACACTTTGTGAATATAAAGTTACATTACCAATTCCACTAATTGTAGAAGAAGAAATATTTCCAGTTGCAGTTAAATCACCTATAAAACTACCACTTCCACCAAATGTTCCAGCACCACCAACATTTAAGTTGCCTGTAATACCCATAGAACCGGTTAATTGACCGCTTCCTGACATTATCACAGAACCGATAAAGGTTTGTGTATCTGCAGTAGTATCTCCCAATATATTAGACCCAGATGAGAATATAACGGATGCTGATTCTATCGTTGTTATTATCTCATATGCGTTAATTGTTCCACTTACTACTAAATCACCTTGTATCCATGCATTTGATGCAGTTACATCACCTGTAATATCAATACTACCTGTAATTTCAACACCATCTTCAATTGTTAAATGTCCACCAACAAATAAATCATCAGAAACACTTAAATCACCAGTTATTTCAATTGGTCTTTCAATACTACCCGTAAATGTATAAGTTACACCATTTGCAGTATAATATTGGTCTATTAAATAAGTTACATCAACATTTGGAGTTCCTGTTATACCAATTACTCTACCATTTTGTAATGCACCACCATTAACAACCCAACCAATTCCTATTTCAGTTATTGCTGCTTCATTTCCATAAGGAGTATATGACCCAGTAATTCTGATTTCATTATTGATTGAACTTTGGTTAATATATCCTTGTGTAGAAGAACTAAAATTTGTGTTTATATCAACTGCACCTGATACTAACAATCCTTTAGATGAAAGTAATCCGTTTGTGTTGAATGCCACACCTAAATCTTGTCCAACACCATCTTGAATGTTTGTCAAAGTAGTAGATGCAGAAGAATCATTACCGAAGTGTAATAAACTTTGGTATGATTGTGAAATATATAAGTTACTTAAACTTCCCATTTATTTTTATTTTATATTTTAATCATATTGCCACTTTCTAAATGCTACATCACTTCCTTGTCCCCATTTCTGTGGTGTCGTAGACCATACTTGTGGATTTGCCCATAATAAACAATATTCACATGTCACAAAATCTTCATATGGTAATTCCAATACTGGTAAATTAACATAATCAAAATCATCTTCTCCACTAAATGTATCTACAATTGTATAACAATGATAATCATAATAAGTAGTAATGTCACCTGAAGAATTTGGGAATGGTCTACTCAAAAAGACTTGACCTATACTACCCGTATTAAATCCTTCGTTAGTTCTTAATACTGCTTTATATCTTTCATCAGTTACACAATCTTCAATTATATATCCACTTCCCGATGGGTTAATTAAAAAAAAAAGACAACGATTTCTATCATTGTGGGTAGTTAACTCAAAGGTTGCAACCCATCCGGCCAATCCATTATTAAATTGGTCAGAGAATGATGAACACACAATATCTCCGTTTATCTCAAAACCAGCAACTCCTCTTTGCGTATATGAAGTTAAATCGTTTAAGATACCTAATGTGTTTGCATGAATATCAACTGTATCATCTACTCCATAGAATGGAACAGTCTGTGCGTTGGTTCTTGCATCACTTTCGTTATTTTTGTTTTTAATTTTATCTGCAACCGTCAACTGAATTGTATAGTTTGTTACATTGCTACCAAAGTTAGTTTCGGTTATTAAAATATTCCCTAACGGATATGCAGGAAACTGGTCTACATCTATCTTTGTAATATCACCTTGTGTTACTACTTGAATAGATGGATGATTACTCATTATTGTTTTGAAATAATTCAAAGCATTGTAATAAAGAGTATAGTTTACACCTGTATTATGAACAATTTGTTGACTCATAGTTTATTATAATTGAATACCACCAAAATATTGATTAGACTGGTCAGGATATATCTGAGTTTGATTTCCAACAGTCTCTAAGTATTGAGGTATATTTTGAGAATAAGCAATTAAGTAATTTTGTAATCTCAATGCGTAATAGTCTGCATTGTTTAGAGCTTTTGTTAAAAGATAATCAATTTCAGATTTAGCAGGTGCAATACCTTGTTCACTTTGTTGTTTAACTGCTCCATTTGATTTAAACTGAACAGAACTAAAAGGAATATATTCAACACATGCATACCACAATAAAGTATATTTGATGTGGTCATCCATTAAGTCTTGATAATAAGAACTTAAAGAACTAAATGTGTTTGCAGTGATTTGTGCTTGTAAGTATTCAAACAAAACAGTTCCTAAAAGATTCTTTAGGTATTTGTCTTGTGCAGTTCTTACGAATGGTAATAAAGCATCTGCATCAATTGCACCTTGCAATGGAGAGTTCTTTATAATATCATTTCTATTTATGAATAATGCGTATGACATAGTTATTATTTATATATTTCGTATTCTTTACTTAATATTGTTGGCATTGTAAACTTTTCCATTTCTTCATCTTTACCTGGTATTGGTTCTAATGGAGTTTGGTCAGTAGTATCTTCTGTTGTTGCTGGATTTTCCATAGCATCATTCGTTTCATCTTCAACTTGTGCAATTGTTTTACCAGTTTCTTCTGCAGTTTGTGATAAGATTACTAATGGAGTCAATTGTTCAAAGTATAATTGAGCATCACTATATCCAGATAATTTCATTGCATAATCCAAAGAGTTTAATATTAAGTTTTGGAAAGGTGCAATAGTCATTGTTTGTAAGATACTAAATGCAGTTTTCATTTCTTCTGATTGTGAAGAGAAACCATTATTCTTAGTTCTTATACCAAATAAAAGTGGAGATGTTACTCTATGTGCAACTAATATTCTATCTTGAACATATTCTGCAACATAATCATACTTCTCATGTAAGTTTGTAATATCAATCACATCAATTGTAGGTTTAGTTGCAGGGTCATCGTTAAATGATAACATAAATCTACCTGCATTATCTGTTCCTGTAAATTTAGCTTGAACTAAGTCTTCTATTGTTTGTCTTTCTTCAGGTGCAGGAACTCCATTGTTGAAGTTTAACATTACTGCTGGTAAGAAACCATTTGTAATATTATTAAAGTGTAAATTAGATATTTCACCTTCAGACATTGCTAATTGTAATGCAGAAACCCAATCAGGTAAACTATAATAGTATAAACCTGGACAATAATTCTTAATATAAAGGATTTCCATTTTCTCATTAGATGTGTCAAATGCAGGTATTTTCTTTTTATCTTTTACCTTTCTTTGGTCATTCCAATCAGTGCAATAATAGTAATTTTCAATTCTAGGATTACCATATATCTTCTCTGCTCTTAAAGTTTGAACAGGAACGTGATACATTTTTTTAATCTTAGTATGTGTATCATCCCAATATACTTGGAATGCAGCATTACCAAATAATTTTAAATCAAATGCAACTCTTTTAACTTCTTCCTGTGGAATCATCTTTTGTAGAGTTTCATTGAATACTTCATCTTTTGAGTAAACACCTTTACCAAATATTAAATCTGCAATACCTTCAATAGATGCTGCATTAGTAGTTGATACATTAAATGCGGTAGTAACTGCATCAAAAAAATCGTCATGGCCATAAACACCGAAAGGCACCCATGAGTAACGAGTTTTAGTATCTTCCTGTATAACTGGAAGTGAGTTATTGTTTACATTAACGATTGAAAATTTCTGTTGTTCTTTCATATTAGTCCATTATGATATATCTATTTTCACTTTCATGTGAAATATATTGTGTATTTTGGTTTTCGTATCCAGATTTGTCCATTGATTCAGATGCATATACTTGTAAACTTCCATGCCAGATATCAATTGAAGCACTACCTGATTGATTGTATAAAACTGCACGATATTCACCACCAACACTTGCACTACTAATACTTGCAGTAAATTCAAGTATACTTTCGTATGAAGTATATGATGCAGATGTTATTGATGCAGTAAGTGTGTTTAATCCCATCATATCAGTCAAACTCATAGTAAATTCATTACTACCTGTTATCTCTGTTCTTATTGTATATGAATTGGATTTACCTATGTAATAGCTCAGCATTATCTTATCTTTATAATATAATAACAACTAAATCAACAATAATAGTTAAATAAAAAACCCCACTCCGAAGAGTAGGGTTAATATTTTTAGTGTTTATACCGAATGATATTAAGCAGGAGTTCCATAAACTACTGTGTAGTTTGCAGTTAATCCACCTAATGCATTTGAAGTAGTGCTTCCAGATAAGAATTGAGCAGGGAATTGTTCTTGACCTGTGAAAGTTAAAGAGTATCCGTAAAGGTCTCCTAACGCTCCACCAGTTGAGATAGTTCCAGCTGTCATATCTGCACCTTCTTTCTTACCTACTAAGAATGCATCACCATTGTTAGTCCAAACGATAATTTGAGGTCTACCATAAGCCATAAGCTTTAATTGAGTAGTCATTTCGTTTGTTAACTTCTTTAAGTTAAGAGTTAATTCTTGGTTAAAGAATGTAGTTCCGTTCTCTCTTGAAGTGTTAACAGTTTCAGTATATGCACTAGTTCCTTTCAATTCGTAATAATACAAAATTGACCCAGAAGGAACACCTGTCAACAATCCTGATGGAGTTGCTGTTTGAGCTGCTGATTCTGTGAAAGAACCCGTAGTATAGTTGATAAAGTAAACACCCTGTAAACCACCGATGCTTTCTTTACATACTTCGTTTCTTCCTAGAGTTAATGAACAAGGCATATATTTAATTTTTTAGTTTTGTTATTAAAAAAGGTGGGTGTTTAGACCCACCCTTTAATTATTTTTAGTAAGCTCCGTAGTATACGATGTCTTGACCGATACCGAATTGAGTTCCACCTGTGTATCTCATTACAATTCTGTAATTTTGAGAACCATCAATGTTAGCCATATCAATTACCTTAACTTCATTGTAGTCAGATAATAAACCTGTTCCGAAGAATAAGTTTGATTTTTGAGCTGCAACAATCTTAGAAGAAGCCATACCTGGACACCATACAATCTCAATACCATTGAAGTTGAATGGTTTTTCACCCACGTTCATTTGGTTGTTCCATCCGTTTGCACCGATAGCACCACCTGCTAAAGCTTGTTGGTATGCTTTTGCTACATCAGTAGAAACATACAATAACAAATCAGGCTTACCATAAACTGTATCAGGGATAGTGTTTACTACTGAATTTAATTTGTCTATTACATTTGCAGAAGTTACACTACCAGAGATGATAGTAGAACCACTCAATGCAGCTTTAACTGCAGTTGCACCACCTGCTGCGATAGATGCAGAAAATGCTGTTTGGAAACCACCGAACTCACCATTCAATGCGTTGTTACCTTGCCAGATTGAATCTTCAGTTGCTTCAGCTACTTTACCACCTACATAAGAAATTAAGAAATCGTTGAAGTTCTTAGGAATTTCATCAAACGCAGAGAAACCTAATTGTAAAGCTTCCCATGAGTCTACGAACTCTTGCTTACATAATAATAAGTTAACTTGTAACTCTTTTGGAGTTAATACTTGCTCAGAAATAGCTACGCTACCTGAAGTTGTGAAATCACAACTAGCATCTTGAACGATACCGCTCACGTCTAATTTTTGGATTACTGACTTATACTTAACATTTGGCATGATAGTAACAAGCTTCTTATCCAAAGTGTTTGCACTTAACAACGCTGCTGCGATGTAACCACTAGCTGCTTCACCTGCGTAGGTAGAAGTGATAGTAGGCAATGCGAAATTTTGTCTTGCTTTCATTTTTTTAATTTAATGATTTTAAATAATTTTATTTATAAAGTTTAGATAAGAAAGAAGATTGTGCATCTTTATTTTTCTTACCATAATTTTTTCTGTTTAAGTCTACTGCTGCAAACTTTTGTTCTTCTACTGGAGCACCATCTAATTTAGGTAACTCTTCTTCTTCCATTGCAACTTCTTCGTTAACTGTTTGGTCAACTGGAGGCATCATAGCTTCTTCCATCTTCATCATCTTCTTTTCCATTTCTTCAATTCTGTAAGCCATTTCTTCTAACTTCTTACCTAATTCAATTTCAATTTCTGGTTTCTCATCTTCAGGTTTTAATTCGGCTTCAGCATCTTCTGGTAAAGTATCTACTTCTTCAGTTACTTCTGCTGCTTTTAAAGTTCCTTTCTCAATTTGACCAGGCACTTCTGCAACTTCGTCTTCTTTTACATAAGTTCCAGCTTGTGGAATTTCTTTTACTTTTTCATCAGCCATGTCAACTTCAACATTTTCTCTTTCAACGATTTTACCGTCTTCAGTTCTTACTTTGATTAAGTTTTCATTACCTGACTCATCTCTTAACATTAAGTCATGCATACCATTAGGTGCTGGAGATTTAGTTCCATCTTCAGAAACTACGAATAATTCTTCACCTACATCAAATGTCTTTGATTCTACGATTGTTCCGTCTGCTAATTTTGCATAAGTTAATTCAACTTCTTCTGCTGATAAAAACTCAACAATCTTATTTAATACTTTTTTTGCGTTCATATCTTTTTGTTTATATTGTAATAACAATGATTTTTTAATTTATAGTTATTTTTAATCTAATTGTGTCCATGCTCCATTATAGAAGTAAATGTGTGAACCACTCACTGCTAAATCACCGATAGTTCCTGTTGGTAATGGGTCTTGTGCTTTTAAATTCATTACATTTGTTATAGATACACTACCTGTTACTGAAATACTTCTCTTAAATTGAGGTGCAGGATTATCTCCGTTATTAGGTGCTACTTCCATAAACGGAACATAGTTAAATGTAGTTCCATTATCCCAGTCAGCTAAACCTACACTTCCAGTTGATGCAAACATTGTCATTTCAACATCAACACTATAATCCGGAGTAATTGATGCAACTGTATTATAAGTTCTAGCATTAGTAGGACTAGCCGTATATATGAATGCACCTAAACCAGAAACTTTACTTGTATCCAATGTTTGGAAACCTCTACCATATTCAGAATAAGCACCATCACTACCAGAGATAAATAATCTTGGAGTTAGTGCACCAGGTGCGTCACTTATCAATACTCTATTTTGTATATGTGTTCCAACGGTTGCTCCATTTGGCCCACCAGGAAGTGAATTACTTCCAGATTGATAAAATTCTCCTCTTATATTTGTGCTACCTGTGATTTCAACAGAACTATTTATTCCTTTCAAAATTCTAACAGGTGTGTCAAATACTACATTTGGAACTGTATCTAAAAATCTTACACTATTGTTTTCAAATGATGAAGTTGCTGCAACACTACCAGCTAATGATAATACTTTAGTATTTGATACCCCACTTCTACTAAATGCCCAATCACCACTACCTGGATTTAATTGCATATTGTAGTAAGAACTACCAGATAAAAATCTAAAGTAAGTAGCATCTAACATTTCTAATCCTGATGTAACTTTCATTACACTTGCACTTACGAAATAATTAGGTGCTAAAGTTATAGACCCACTTGCAGTTAAACTACCTGAAATGATTGTGTCTCTATATAAAGTGATATCACCTAGATTGGAAGTATTTGGAGATGTTCCTACTCCCATCCATGTCTTATATTCAACACCTGCTGGGAAGTCTTGGAATTTAGTTCCTTCACTTCCTGAGTTAACTAATACTTTGAATGTATCATAGTTTCCACCATTTGCAAATATTTCAATATTTGTTTCTTGATTACCACCCATTTGTAAAGAGGAAATAGATTTATCAGGATTTAAGTTAAATCCACCTCCTAAGAAATCGGTTGTGTATGTTCCAAATTCAAAATCAAATCCATTACCCCATGATTTAACCGTTCCAGATACAAATACACTTGCACTTACTGTTTGATTGCCTGTGAATGTGTTACTACCTGTTGTTGCAAAACTACCTGTGTTTATTGTATCAATGAATGAAGATGTTGCAACTAATTTTGTTTTACCTGTATTATCTCCAACCCAAACATATCCTTCTTGTAAAGATGCAGTTAAACTACCTGATATGTTCACAGGAGTTTGAATTTCAATACCAATTGCACCATCTGCTTGTGAAATTCTTAATGTTTGTGAGTTTGGATTTTGGTCAAATGTAGTTGAACCATTCTTAGCTCCTAAAAATTCAGATGTTAATTTTAGATATGCGTATTGGTCATTTATTTCTACACCACCACTAATATATTGATTACCTATAAATGTATTACTACCTGTTGTTGCAAAACTACCTGTATTAGTAGTTGTTCCAAATGATGATGTTGCAACTGTTACAGTTCTACCAGTTGAGTCACCAACCCATACATATCCTTCTTGTAAAGATGCAGTCAATTGACCCATCTCAACATTTATAGCATTCAATTGAATACCACTTGCACCTGCTTGATTAACTACTAATTTGTTAGTTAATAAATCTTGCGAGAATTGAGTATAAATTAAAGGATTACCTTGTTCTTCAATGTATAAGAAGTTTTGTATATTTTGTTGACCAGTAAATGTATTTGAACCGGTAGTTGCATAACTTCCAGTTGCTGAAATCAATGAATTTACTTTTTGGTCGTTAGATTGTGTATATGCGTTAAATGACCCTGTAAATACTATACCAGGAGTTTGAACTAATGTTACAATATTTTCACCACCATTACCTAAATTAACTTGGAATTGCAAAGGAGTTGTTGTTGCTCCAATATTCACAGCAAAACTACCAGTTTCAGATTCAGTTATCCAAGAACCAGATTGACTTGCTAAATTACTCCATTTAGTATCATTAGATTGTGTATATGCATTGAATGATGCAGTTGTTGTGTATCCACTTAAGTTTTCTATAAATGAAGATGTTGCAACTGCTACTGGTTGATTGTTTCCGTTACCTACCCAAGCATATCCTGTTTGAATATTTGGTAAGTCAAATGGAGTTTCTGTCATTACAATACCCATACCATTATTAGCCTGTCTTGTCACAACTCCTAATGGTTGTATTGGAGTTGAACTACCAGTTGGACGAGTTGCAGTCCATCCACCACCAACCGCTACATAAACCGCAGTTCCTGCAGGATATGCGTTTGTATCTACTCCCTCTATGTGTCCAAAGATAATTGCTCTACCTGTTGCTCCAGATGCTAATGATGCATCACCTGCTATAAGTGTTGCTGGCATTCTTAAAGGATTACCTGCATCTGCAATATAAACATCTACATTATCACCTGTTGAGCCTGATGCAAATAAAGGAGTTCCTTTTAAAATTGTAGTAGCTTCTCTATTACGGATGTTCTGATAAATTGTTCTTACATTTTCAAAAGAAAGATTTCCAGCACCATCAGTAGAAAGGAATTGTTCAACCGTTCCATCAGTAGTAGGATAAAGTAAAGTATTATTACGGAATGACCCAGTAACACCTAAACTACCTGAAACTATTGTTTGTCCGTTTAATGATTGTGTATCAGTAATAGAGTCACCGAATTGATTTGAACCACTAGAATAAATTACGCTAGAAGTTTCATAAGTTGTTTGAACATATGTAAACGATGCACTAACTGCAGTAATGTTTGTGAATGTTTGATTTGCACTCCACGGATTACTTACATCATATCTTGCAAAACTACCTGTTTCACTTTCAGTCACCCAACTACCAGATTGTCCACCTAATGTAGACCATTTAGTATCATTGTTAGTATTGTATGTTTGTTGAGATGAAGTAAATAATTCTAAGTTTTGTGTTTCAACTAATAAACTTGCAGTTGTTGATTCTATATTTGTTAATCTACTATTAGTAGAAGAAGTAAATTGTGTATTTGCACTTGCGGTAAATAATTCTAAGTTTTGTGTTTCAACTAATAAACTTGCAGTAGTCGTATTCAAATTGTTTATACTAACTTGTTGAGATGCAGATGATGCATTCAATTGAGTTATAGATGAATTGATACTTGCAGTTGTTGATTCAATATTAGTTAATCTACTATTTGTAGACGATGTGTATGTATTATATCCAGTATTGATTGTCAACTGAGATGCTGTAAATGCATTCAAAGAAGTCAAATCAGCAGTTCCACCTCCACCACTACCAGTATTAACTGTTATAGCAAATGTTGTGTTATTACCCTTAGTAAATGTAATTGTATTAAGATTTACACTTGCAGTAATTAAGAACGAACCACTCTCACTTTCAGTTACCCATGAACCTGATTGAGTTCCCAATGTATTCCACTTAGTATTGTCAATTGATTGAGATGATGCTAAGTTAGTTAATTGAGTATTAGCAGATTGAGTAAATGTATTTAAATTACTTAATGAATTATTTACACTACCAGTATAAGTTGCTAAAGTAGCATCTTTACTTAATTGAGATGCAGTAAAATCGTTTAATGGAGTTAAGTTTGTAGTATCTGCAACCGTTACATCAAATGTAGAATTATCACCTTTAGTAAAAGTAATTACATTTGATAATGCAGAAGCAGTCACTAATAAACTACCTGTTGCAACTGAACTTACACTACCTGTAAATGCAATCAATTGATTTATTTGTGATTGTTGTGCTGCATCTACTGCTGCAACAGATGCACTTATTGCATATGATGCAGTTTGTGCAGAAATAGAATTTATTGAATTAGTCCAACTTGAACTATCAGTATTATATACATCCTGATTAACTGTTGAGTCAATCATGTTTGTATTAAACGCTCTTAGTATAGATGGAGTAATTGCTCCGTTGTTATTGTTAGGGAAGGATTGATTGTTATCTACCTTCAATGCCTGTTTTGATAATTCAGCCATGTTATATTATATTTGTTAGTCTAAAATTATATCGTAACCATCACTGTATCCATCACTAAATCCTCCACCCTTAGTTCTATTAGGTGACTGAGTTTGTCCAATTCCTTGATTCATTAAAAATCCATTGCAACACTTAACATCATAAGTATTGGAATCTAAACAAAGACATCCTTGTCTACTATTTTTAGGTGATGATAGACCTTTAGTTGGCCCTATGTAAATACCCGAGTTATTCTCACGATTAACCGAGTATCTTAAATTTCCATTCCTACTATTGCTCCATTTTCCAGCCATTGGTATCGTTTAATATAATAACAATGAATTAGGAATAAATCGTTATCCCCCTTGCTGTTGTTTTTTAAGTGCCTCTCTATGTAGTAGGTTTTTTAGTGTAGTTTCGTCTGCTTTATATGCCAAATATAATAAACACTTCTCTAATGGTTGTTCTGTAACCCAATCTATACGCCCATATTGTCCGTCTGCAAGTTCAATAAGCGTTTGGTAATTTCCCCACTTTTTTCCAAAATTGATTTGATGTTGGGTGGGAGACCCTCCACCTTCAAAGATTTCAGGGTAACGCTCAACAAGTCCGTTGACAAATTGAGAAAAAAAAAGAGTGCTCCAAATTGCACATCCATTCCAACATTTAGAAATAACTTATCATCTATCTCACCTTTATATGCCTGAATAGAATACATATCACCTTTCTTTTCTACAATAGGTCTATAAAGAATTGACATTACCTTAGCCCAATTCTCATCTATGTTTAAATTACCATACTTAGAAATGTCCACATATGCACCATAAGAGATTTGAGATAAATTAGGTTCAAATCCATATTCTTTATCATTTATGGTAATTATTTTTTGTAGAGGATATTCCACATTATTTACAAACCCTTCCAATGATTCTTTTATCATATTGTAATCTTCCATTGATATAGTATGCAAATATTCTGCATCTAAACCACATAGGTGAGATAACATCAAAGCAGT